ACCTTGATTACCTTGTGGACCAGCTATACCTTGTTGACCTTGATTACCTTGTGGACCTGTTAATGCAGCTAACTGTGCAGGTGTAAAGTCAGAATATACGAATGGTCTACCTTCTTGTCCCATTTGACCTTGTGGACCTCTTTCTCCACGTTGACCTTGATTTCCTTGTGGGCCACGTATTTCTTCTTTCTGTTCAGGAGTAAGTTCATCAAATGTAATTGTTCCATCTAAACCTTTTTCACCTTGTGGGCCTTGTGGACCTGTTGCACCTGTCTCACCTTGATCACCTTTACGACCTTGTGGACCAGCTATACCTTGATCTCCTTGTGGACCTTGTAGACCACGTGGGCCTGTTGCACCTGTCTCACCTTGATCACCTTTACGACCTTGTGGACCTGTATCACCAGTAGCACCTTGATTACCTTTAGCACCCTTTTCTCCTTGTGGACCTTGTGCGCCATTTGCACCATTTTGTCCAGCTATACCTTGTGGACCGTCTTTACCTTGTGGACCTCTATCTCCTTTCTCACCTTGTGGGCCTTGTTGACCACGTGGACCTTGAACACCGTCATTGCCTTGTGGACCATCATTTCCTTTAGCACCCTTTTCTCCTTGTGGGCCTTGTTGACCACGTGGACCTTGAACACCGTCATTACCTTGTGAACCTTGAACACCCTTTTCTCCACGTTGACCTTGTGGACCAGCTTCACCTTGTGCTCCTTGTGGACCAGTTGGGCCTTGTGGACCAGTTTCTCCATCCTGACCGTCTTTACCATCTACACCATCTTTACCTGCTTCACCTTGTGGGCCTTGTGGACCAGTTTCTCCTTGTTCGCCTTTAGCACCTTGTGGACCAGTAATAGGTTCTACATATAATGCTAAACCAACTTGTGCATTAATTTCCAATGGGTCCGCCATTAATTCAGCATCTAATACTGCATCTTCTGTTTCATCTACAATTGAGAAAACAGCTCCGTTTTTATATCTCCATGCTTTATCTTCTGAATCTAAACCTGTGATTTCTAATGCATATACTGCTGCTGAATGAAGCATTTTGCCTTTTACATCAACAATTATGATGTTATTTGTGTTTTCTTTTAATTGCCATTCTACAGGAATAACTACTTTGTCCTTTGTACAAATAAGATTGACTTTGATATCTTTACAATCAGTAAGATCAAAATCATTCCATACTGTTCCTGTTATTTCATATTGAGGTTGAACAACTGTAATTTCCATGGTAAAGTCGTTACCTCTAACAATACGTGATATCATGCTTAATTGAAATATATTTCTTCTATTAATCTAAAAATAGTCATAATACAAAATGAGGCAATACGTATTGTACTGCCTCTATAGATAAATGTATCGTTAATATACCTCAGCACGGCCGAGGATTTTTTAATCATTGTCATCTGCTGCATCTAATGCGCCAACTCCAGTAAATGTAACTGACATTGTAGCATTATCTCCAGCTGGAGCATTAATTGAGAATGAAGTTATCAATGCTTTACCTGATGCGATTGCTGTTCCTTCAGTCCATGACTTAGCTGGAGTAACATCAATTATACCCTTTTCATCTGTATTACTATAGTTGCTAGCTGGAGCAAATACAATATCTACAGGTGTCTTTGCTAACATAATGTTCATATATGTTGCTTCGCCTGCATCAGAATATAAGTTTTCTGCTGTAACTTCCCATGATATAGATTGAGCAATAACTGATGGATAGTCACCGTGGTCTTTTGTTGAAACTTCTGTAGTATTAGTTGTTAAGCTAAGTGAGTGAGAAGTAGCAAAACCAATTGCACTGTTATTTAAGAAAACCATCAATTTACTACCTTTTAAGATATCTGAATTTTGTGCCATGATATTATGTTTTGTATTTTTGTAGTTTTAGATAATATAGATACTATTCAACAGTCATTTGAAATTGCAACTCTTCTACGAAAGCATCATTGTCAAGTGTGTATTCTGTTGCAGTCAATAACTGTATTGGATGTATGTAAATGTCATTTGTTCTCCATCTATATGTTTCTACTGCGTGACGTACAGCATTTGCTAACTCAATGCATTGGATATAATCATTAGAAACACAAGTAATGGTGTAGTTAATAGTATTGCACCAGCCAACATGTCCTATTTCAATATCTTTTGTATATTGAACTGATAGACCTGTACGTGCATGAACTATAAATGGAAAATTAAGGTTATCTGGTTGAAGCAATGGAAATATACGATGCTCATCATTTCCTACGATTGCTTTAACTTCATCTGATTCTTCTAATATTTGTTGTATATATTTTGATATAAGCAATGAATTATCTGCCATATTAAGATTGATTGTATATTTCTTGTACGAACTCTGAAATCACACCTCTCATAAGTTCAATTGCTGCTGGTTGATTTGCTTCTACTGCGTTTTTAAAGAAATGAGTTCCTGTAATATGACCTAAGAAACGTTTCTTTTTAAGTTTCTGACCTTTATATGATTTTTGATATCTGTCTCTTGTGTCATTTTCAAAGAATCTTGTACGATATGTACCACTAGTCTTCTTTCGGTTACCCATTGCATTGATGTTGAGAGAAGCACCATCCACTTTTGTGAATCCTACAGCATCAATTAATGTATCAGAATACTTTGGATTACGGTTAGTAGCTTTAGGAAGTGATGAAGTGAGTGACTGTCTTATCTTATCCCTTAAGAAATATGCAGCTCTATAAAGCGCACGTTTCTCAGCACGTGGAAGCTGCTCTCTCATTTCATCTAATGGGCCTCTAAGATTTCCAGTTATTTTAAGTGTAATTCCTTCCATTTATTGAAAATATGATCTATTTCAAAATTGTCATTACTGATTGACTAATGTAGTTATAATTTCTATGTCATTGTAGTATTTGTTCTTGTTGATAGAAGTTATTTTCCAACGCTTTCCTTCATATTCAATTTGATCTGTTTCAACTACGGGAACATAAGCACGTACAATAAATGTTCTATTAACAGGAAAGAATACTTCACCTTCTGATACAGTCATATTTTCTGAATTGAATCTTACATAAGCTCTTGTATGGTACTTCAAAACATAATTAGTCTGAATAGTGCCATATTCTGTCTTTGTAGTATTTAATTCATATATATCAATAGGGTCTTTAAGTAAGTGTGATTGCATTAGTGATATGAACGATATAATTTTATCATCATCTGAATTGCGTTGGGTACATCAGGAGCAGACTCACCACTGCCTCTTTGACATGAATAGAAATAATCAACTAGCATACGAAGAGCATGACGAAGACCAGCTGGTAGGTCACCATTTGATGCGCATAACTCATCTAATGAACGGTCTAACAACTGTTCTGTTAATTCTTCTGCTGAGTTGCCTATCATTTCTAACAATTGGTCATCTTCATGGTAGTCTAAATCTACGACGCATTGCTGTTTTATCTCTGTTAAAGTTAAATACTTCATTTTGATAGTTGTATTTTATCTAATATAGTCAATTAAGTTTATAGCCATATTGAAAACCATTACTTAAATAATATTCTATTTTTTTACCGCTAACTCTATGTCGCTCAATACCATTATTAACAAATCTAGTTCCTGTTTGCACAATAGAAATTAATTTCTTTGATTCTTGTTTATGATTATTACCTAACATACCATTAATTCTGTTATCTGTATTTTGTTTATGTGTACACCAACGTAAATTATTAGCTTTATTATTGTGAGTATTTCTATCAATATGATCTACTTCACTATAATTATATTGATTATCACAAAATAATTTAGCCACCATACGATGTACAAAAAAATGGCATACTTTATAATAACGATAATGTTGTTGTTTAGTAAAATCTACTAATTTACCATTACGTCTGACATTACCCTCATTTGAAACTTCTAACAAATAAGTCTTACATGTTTTATAAGGATATACTTTCCAAATTTCTTGATTCATAATTATTATGCTATATTTTTGTTTAAGTATTATGAAAAAAAGAGTAACCGTTCGTTGCAATCTACTAAGTTACTCATAGCATAATACTTATATTATAATATAGACATATATAATCAAATTATCAATAAAGGGGATGAGCATATCCCATCCCCTGACATCGAAAGAAAATGAAAAGCTTATAATGATCAAACTTTAAAAGTTTGCTGTTTCAATTTCTATTGTTGAAAGTAACGGTCTTGCAATTTAATCTACATTACCGAACTTGAATGCTTCTGAACGTAAAACTTTTGCGTCAAAGTAAGCATTTACAACAAGACGGATACAACCTTTAGTAGCTTGTGTGTAAGGATCTACAGTAATTTCAATATCACCCCAAGAACCGATTGCTAAGTAGTTGAAGTCACCATAAGCAAATTTCTTAGTAGAAACGTTAGATGTGTTAATCATTGGTGTACCATCAATTTGGTTAGCTTCAAGAACCATACCTGTAGCGTTAGTACCCTTGATCATTGAACGGAAAGTAGCCTTAGCAGTGTTACCCATTAAGTATTTCTTTTCACCGTTGATGTTAGCGTCATCTAAAGCAGCTTCAAATTGGCAAAGTCCTGCATAGTCGTCGATGTTAGTTTCTTCAACGTTATAGAAGATACCTGCTGGTTTTTCTGAATCACCTTCATCACCGCCGAAGATAGTAGCTTCTAACTTATCGTTAAGAGCATTAACAATATCTCTACGGATAGCAGCTTCAACACCGATTGTGTCTTGTGCAATTAATTGCTTAGAGATATCAACATAAGCAGAAAGACGTTTTGGTTGAAGTTTTACAGTTGAGAATGTGTTACCAGTTGCACCAGCTTCATCAATTTCACCTTCCCATCCAACTTGACCTTTACCCATAACAGGAATTTGAACGTCACCCTTTGGAAGACCTGAGTACCAACGAGCACCAAGTTGTGTTAATACTGATTTAGCATAAAGTGGTTCTAAGATACCTTCAATTTCTGTTTCAACAACTGAATCATGTACTCCAGCATCACCAGTTACTTGCATTGCACGAGTTTCTGCATTGATAACGAATGACTTTTGGTTGTTGTCAATAGCGTTACGTATTTCTTTTACTAAAGAATTCTTTTTCATTTTATTTGTATTAGATTTATTTCTATTGCATTTTTCTTTTTCTGGTTCTTCTTCCTCTTCTTCTTTAGGAAGTTCGTTTGCGTATTCTTCAAGCTTATCTTCTAAAGCTTTAAGTTCAGCTTTCTTTTCGTCTATTTCTTCACGTAAAGAATTGAATTCTTTTTCTTCATCCTCAGTCATTTCTCTGACCTCAGTCTTGCAAAGCTCAACGATTTCTTTAGCACGAACAGTTGCTTTGTTGATAGCTTCTTTAATTTCAACACTTGATTTCATGTTATTAGAATCTATGTATTTTGATAATAATATAGTAATTTTAGAAAGTGTGAATTGAGTAGCTTAGACAACTAGGCTACTCAATTTATGTTATTCTGGTTGTTCTTCGTTATTTTGTGGAGCTGTATAGTTTAATTCAATTGCAATTGGACCTGCACCATGTGCTGATGGATTTACATACCAGTGTTCATTACCTTGTTCTGAACTATATTCCATATTTCCTGATACTAATGTATAATCAGATGGGTCTTGTAATGGATAGATTTCAAACCATGCATCTTTATCTACTGTATATGATTCTGCTAACGCAACTGTTTCTCCATTGTTCTTAATTGTAACAGTTTCTGCACTTAAGCCTGTACCAGTCAATGTAACTGTCCATTCTGTTTGTGCTGATTCTTGTACAATCAAAGTATAAGTTACAGTTTGTGCTTCATAAGTATCATCACCTGCAAATATAGCATATATTAAAATTGCACCAGTTGATACTAATGTTATCTCTCCTGTATTTTCGTTAATAGCTGCAATTTCTGAATTGTCTGATGCATAAGTAACAGTTACGTTATGTGGATTAGTTAATGTAGGGAATACATTGTCATCTGCTCCAATAGTTACTGTAGCTGATTCTGCTGACCATGCTAATTCTGGAGATTGCTTTTGTGGCTCTGGGTCATCTTGGTCAACATAAGGTGCCCATTCTGGAACCTGAACACATGCTACATGATAATTGTAAGCAACAATCTTATTTGCAAGTGATTCATTAAGTTCCTTGAAACCTGCAACACATTCCTCTTGTACCTTGATTACCTCTGCGTCTGTGTCTTCTGTAATCTGATATGGAGTTATATCAAATACATAAAGAATATCGTTTATACGTTTTTGTTTCATTTTGATTTAGATATGTATTTTAGTTAAAAATAGACATTTAGATTTTAGCTGCTTCCTCAAATTCTTTAATTTTAGCATCTAAAGAATCTAATATCTCTTTGTCCTTCTGTTCTTTAGCTTGACGTTGTTCTTCTTTGAAATTTTCTAATGAACGACAGTTTACTTCTGTCTGTTCATAAGCTGGAGCAACTGACAATAAGCTAATTTCGTCTAAGAAAGCAATTGAGCGGATAGTACGGTTATATGTTCCGTCTTCGTTTTCAGTCCATTCGTCTTCATCGGGAGCAAAAGCAAAGCTGAGAGCATCATAATCTCCACGTCTAATGCCTTCTAATAGCATATCACCTTGCGCTGTATTAGGTAATTCAGTCTCAAATTCAATACCTCTGTCAGTGACGAACAAACGAAGTGAACCTTTGCCGTATTTTGAACGTGCAAAAGTACCTTGACTTGCATCGTGGTTGACATAAAGCTTAATATCCATTGAGTTGATTAAGTCTTCTGTAAGAGCATCCTTTGAAATTGTCTCATAGAATTCTCCATAAAGTAATTCAGAACGAGCTTCTGCTGGGATTGCTAACCCAGATATCTTACGTGATTCTTCTTCTAAGCTACGAATTTCAGATACAATGCTTCTTATTTCTAAGTTACTGTTCTTCATCGTTATTTTCTTGATTAATTTTGTTCTGGTTAGGGTCAGAATAAGCAACCATTAATTCATCGCCGCCTTCAACAGCATGATATCCAAGTTTCTTACGAGCTTCATTTCTTGTAATGATGCCCGACTGAACTAATGTATTCAAATAGTTAGCTTGTGATTGCTTATCTTGTTTGATAATGTCTTCTTCAACAATATCAATATAATATTTGTATTTTTGTGATGGTAATATCAATTTAGCATTAATTTCTTGCTCCAACATAGATATATATGGTGCTAAAGTGTTCAAAACGAATGCTAATTGAGCTTGTTCAACTGCATTATAGCTTGATTTTGATAAGTCGCCTAATAAAACTGGTGACATATTGAAGAATCTAGCTATCTCCTGAACATTGAAAAGTCTTGTTTCTAATAATTCTGCGTCTTTTGAATTACTTGAAACTGGTGTATATTTCATACCACCTTCTAAAACTGCTAATCCTGCACCAGCACCTAATTGAGATTCATTCCATGCAGAACGTATTGATTCTCTTTGGTCTTTAGTCAAACGTGGTGTTTCAGTTGATAACACACCTTGAACTGTCATACCTGATGAGAAGAATTCATGTGCTGCTTTCTCAGCAGATGCAGATAGCTTAATGCTTGAATTTGCATAGTCCAAAATTGAGATACCATTGATACCATCTTTAGTTATCATTCTTACATGAAGAATGTCGATAGGCTCAATCATTTTATTTGATATTCTTGGACATTGATAAAATAATACACCTGTTACTTTGTTATAGAAAATGTTACAATCACCAAAAGGCAAATATTTTAGTGATACAGGTTTGCCAGCTTTGTCACGCTCTATATATGCGAAACCATTGCCATGTAAAAGACAGTCTTTAATCATATTCTTAATAATCATAAACTGTGTTAGCTGACTATTATAGAAGAGATCCTTTAAGAATCTATCATCAGGTTCATCATCTTCATTATATGATTTTAATTCCCATGACATTTGAGCGATAGAGTTACTTATTAAGGAAACTGCACTAAAGAATGCTGACTGATGCATTGCTCCGTAGTCCTTCAAATTAAGAAGTTTCTGAATAA